CACTTACCAAACCTCTTGTGTAACCTGCCGATGCGAACCAAGGGAATGCAATATTGTCGGTTAACGCTAAATTTTTAGTTACTTCCGCTGTTGGTGGTATGTAGATTTGAGTGTTATTAACAGTATCTCTTGTCAATACCCATGGGTAGTAAGTCGCAGTATAGTTTGAATCAATTGAGGTGTCTTCTAATCTATCAACAATTTCTTGGGGATAAACTAAACCTTCTTCAATATCATTGTAAGATGGTAACAATAAGTTAAAGTCAGCAGTTGTACAAATGTATATTGAATCCGCTCTATCTGTTTCGACCATATCAATAGCATCTTCAACCAAGTTTGAGTTATAATAATAATCAATTCCTGGTGTTGCAAATACATTAATATTTACCGATTCAGGATTTGCAAAACTATCTTGACCCCATTTGTATGCGTAATAGTCAGTATTTGCCCAAGTTTCTTGGTTAGGTCCTGAAATTTGTTTAAACGCTCCCCATCCTGTTGCCGTTGGGAATGTTACTGAAGGTGCTGATCCGTTTTTGAAACCTGATTGACCAAGAGCAAATGCGTCTCCGTTTGTTCTGTATTCTCTGTAAATGTCCCATCCGTCAAAACCACCATAAGCATAAACAGTATATTTACGAGTGTTCAATCTGTAGTATGGATTATCAGTGTCTTGTGGTTCACTTCTAAAGTTACCAGCACCAACTTCAAACGCTTGTGTGTATGCTGATGTAAGTACGTTGTACATAGTTACAACAGTTGCTCCACTATCCATGTGGAATCCTTTTGTTTTATAACCCCATTCTATTCCTGTTGTATCTGTTGCAAGATTAGCCGGTATTTGTTTTCCTTTATACTCAAAGAAATCATAATCAATACCAGTAATATTAGATATACCTAAATAAGCCCTTCTTGGGTTTTCTCCGTTTGAAATAACCGGATTGTCTCCACCTGATGATGATCCAAAAGGAGGATTGTATATAACATCACCTGGTTGTAAGTATCTTGTTTTATATACTACAAATGGTGGTGTTGCAGTCGCATACTCTCTTGAGATATAACCTTCAAATCCACAAGGTAATGCATCTGTTGGTGCTTCATCGCTAATCTCTAACATTACGTATTTTGATTTTACTGCGTATTCACCGTTAGCCGTACCTATTTTATTTGCAACATAGTTATTTTGGTTTGGATCCATTGAACAGTTAGTGAAACTTTCAACAACTCTTACATTTTGGTCGTTATCATAAAAATCTCTAATGAATACATCAAACGTTCCATTCGCAAATGAAATGTTTCCAATTGACATTTTAACAAGTCTATTGGCCGCATTACCATCAGAAATTAATTTAAACTTAAATAGTTTAAAAACTTTATTACCTCTTAATTCAGAAACCATATATGGTGTTTCTGGCGTTTGGTATTGTTCTAAATAAAAACCTAATGAGTCATTATAATCAAAATCGGTTGTATCTGTAACTCCAGGTAAACCAACTAAATCACAATATAGTCCTCTAATTTTACCATCTCTATAACCTGTTTGTAATAAACTTGAATACACTTCCTCAACAAATAAAGGAACTTCAGTTCTATCTTTTCCAAAGTTACTTCTACCAAATACTTTTGAAATGTATTCAGTATCTGTTGATGATAATGACGTTTCAAAACTAAACGTATCGTTATCTTTTGTTATACCAGAAATTACAAATGTTTCGTATGGGTTTTTAGTTACCCCTGAATAATTCCCCGAACAATCCATAATAACATCTGATGTTCCTGAAACTTGGAATAAAGGTCCGTGTTGTGTACTTGAAAAGTTTGTAATACCTCTAGACCTTAAAGTTGCAACAATTAAATCATCATATTCTGTATAAGGAGACCCTGAATATGTTGTTAAGAAAACTGCCATCGAACCTGAATACCCTGAAGTTATTGCTGAAATTGATGACAATGATGAACCAAAACCGTACCCGGTATAGTAATTAACATCATTAGATCCTTGTCCGTAGTCAAATGTTGCATAATACCAAGGGTCGTTAGAGGCTGCTGATAAATTGGTTAAAGCCAAATTAATATTCCCAACACCAAACGTTTCTGTTGTTGCCGTCGTATTGTAAGGTGCACCTGTTACTGAGTTTAAAGTAGATGAACTAACAGAACCCCAAAAGTAAGAAGTTTTTCCTGACAATGCGGAACCTGTAGAATACAAATTAATTTGATCCGAAATGTAAGATTGAAAATCATTTGCAATTGTTGATGATCCTCCATTGAATGTTGTGTAAGTGTTGTAAAAATCACTTTGTAAATCTGCCGGTAAATTTGTTATACTTGTTATCGATACACTTGAGCTGTTACCCGTTGTACCTGTAAAGAATAAATAAGTTGCCGAAGTAGTACCTGTAGCTCCAATTGTAGATGGGTCTACATTACCTGCAGTAACAATAGACCAAGATGGTCCTGCGTCGTAACCCGATAAACCTAACACCCTTGTTACGAAAAGTTGATTAGATTGTTGTAAGTAAGATTTAGAAATATATGCTAATTCATATTTTGGGATTTGTGTGTTAACAAATTTTTCCGGACTTGTACCTCCGAAATAAACTTGGAACTCATCAAAATTTGTTATAAAAATAGGTTCGAAAGCTGGACCTTGTAAAGTCTCACCAACTAAACCTAAAGTAGTTACACCAACACTTTGTGCAACGAAAGTTAAGTCCCTTTCCGAGGTATAAACTCCTGGAGAAACGAATACTTTTGTACTAGATGCCATTTTTTTGTTTAATTAAAGATTTATTTTATATATAAATACATTAATTCGTAGCAAAAAACTGACCCTAAGAATAATAAATAGACAGTAGTATGAAAAAATTCTACCTTTTTTCTGCCTATTAAAATATTTATTATTATGAAAAAAATAAAAAATATAAAGATTTCAGAAGAAACCCATCAGTTGTTAAAAACATACTGTGATGATAAAGGTTTGAAACTTTATAAATTTTTAGAAAATTTAATTATTAAAACTTGTACAAAAGAAAAAGATATATACGGTGAATAGTTACACTAAAACCGCATTTGTTTTAATAGTGGCTTCTTTTGTGTTGTCTATTTTTACCACATTAACAACTAAGGTGTCCCCATCAGTTATTTGTATTTTTGTTAAATCATCACCAACATAATTTGAATTTATAAAAACAGAATAAGAGTTAACATTAGATGTAATACCCACTATTAAATCCACAGTATACCTAAAAACTTCATTTAATTGGGTGTTACCTGACACAAAGTTAAAATCCAAATCAAATGATTTTGGTCTTGGTGGTTCTATTTTAACTCGTTTAGATTTTTTTGATGTTTCAAATTCAAATAATGAAACCTGTCTTGAGATTGCTGGAGAAACTTGAAATTCTTTTTCATCGATTAAAAACCCATTAAGAGTAAACTCATAACTCATGATGTAATACTTTCTTTTTTCAATCTCTTTAGGTGAATCATCTGATGGATCCGCACATACAATTGGCATATAGTGACCATTTATTTGGGTATATGCCTGTTTAGAAGTGAATTTTTGTAATATTAATTTATTAAATTCATTAATTTCCCTCATTCTATTACAAAATATTTTAACATTATATACAATATCAATAGGAATAGGTTGTGGTATTTTGTAAACATCAGCCCCCTTTCTTTGACCATCCCAATTTGGAACGGTATAATAGAAAAATCGCATTCTTTCGGGTATATTTTGAAATATATTAGTACCCCCCAATTTTCCGTATTTAACCTCTGGTTTACGAATAGTTATTATAAATGGTAAAGAAACGTTTTTATCTAAGTCTTGAAACTCCCACGTTTCAGTAAATTGGGACCAGCTTTGTGTCGTTATAATTTTATCAACAGTAGGTACCGTTTTACCGTCAACAACTAATTCAAGATCGTTTTTTACAAAATCTAACACCCCTCTATCCATGTCGGCATGTAAAACGCCTTTTGGTAAATAGGTACCATTGTCAGTGATGTCATCTAACATTTCTTGTCTTCTCTCTTTACCAACCTTTTCAGGTATAAGAGGTAAATACTTTTTTATTTTTTTAGGTAGTGCCATTTTATAAACCGTTAAATTCGTTGTTAGTTACAGGTGCTGCGATTATTGTTCTATAATATTTTTTATAACCACCATACGTATGTTTCATATCTGATGTTACTCTTCCGTCATTTACAACTGAATAATATCTTACCCTATCCTCAGTTTCATAATACGCAAGATAATCACCCAATGATATTTCAATAGCCAATTGATCTAAATGTGATTGATAAACACTAAAAGTCATATTACCTGGCTCTAATTGTGAAAGTTTAGATGAACCATAATCTGAATTTGCAGGTGCCTCAATTTTAACTAAACCTTTTACTTCTATTGGTGCTAAAAATTGAATTCCGTCACTTAACGCTTCACCATAAACGTCATCATTATTTGTCCTTTGTCTATCAACTCTATATAAAACAACGGTGAAATTCATGTCACCCATTTGCCACTCCATACCCATCTCAATTTCTAAATTGAAATCTTCTTCAGAAAAAAACTTATTTAACCTTGTAATTGGGACTCTATTCTGTGACATATAAAATAAATATCAATAAACAAAAAAACCCCACACAAAAGGTAGGGTTCTTTAAAATTTATTTATTAAGCTTATATACCAAATGAGTTTGGTTCTATTCCGTCAACAAAATTATTTAATGTGTCACAGGCTTCCTCAATCTCACCAACTTTCATAGAAAGTAAATCAAAAATATCATCACTATCTTCCATTGATTTTAAATCACCCAATAAAGATTCTAACATATCTACTAAGTCTCTACACTCTTCTTGTTTATCTTCAATCTCGTCTTCACTGTATTTTGCAACATCTTCGTCATCAATATCTTCGTCATCAACACCAACCATATCTTCGTCATCCTCGATATCTTTTTCACCTTTATCTTGTTCATATATAACACGGTTAACAATTCTATAAAGATCTGATTCTGAAAGTCCTATTTTTCTTTTCATAATATTTTTTTTAAAGTTTAATTTATTTAATAAATATAATAATTAAATAAAAAGTTGTTTTTTTTATATTATTTACTATTTTTATTTATAATATAATGGAAGAATTAATTTCAAAAACACCTGAAAC